CCCATTGTTGTAATATTTGCATTTGTATCTGCAAGAATTGCTGTAAATTTTGTTGATGCAACAAGAACATTAACATCTTCAAATTCTGCCATTTTTTCTCCAATCAATTCTGACATTAAAGCCCAAATTTCTTGATCTGTCATGTTATCCTCAATCAATTCATTTGTTGCACTTACTAATGCGGTTGCCTTACTTGCAACAAGTTGGCAATTTCAAATTGTTGGCTTACTTCCTGTATAAGCTCCTCCTTCATCTGTCCAATAACAAGTTATTGTATTTACAAGAGTTGAAATATTTTTTGTATCTGTTCCCATAGGAATAATTCTTGCATATCTTCTTACAACTCATGCATCTCCTGCAATTCTGAAAACTTCTCTTGCAAATTCAACAGGAACCATATATCAACCCTCTGCATCTGTTCCTTCATTTAAATATGCAGCTTTAACATTTGCAAGGTCTGCCTCGCTGTGTGCTTTTGATAATGCACGGAAGAAATTTCCCATTGCTTTTTTAGCCTCTGTTAAATTGGCTTTTTCTTCATCAACCCCTAATTTGATTGATTTGTTTAAATCTGCAACGGCTTTTTCAAGGTTTCAAACCTTTTCATCCATTTTTGCCTCAACGGCTCCATTAACAACATCAGGCAAAACTTCCTTTAAAGTTGTTTCCAATGTTGATTGTAATTCTTTTTGATCCATGTTTTTAAAAGAATAATAAATAAAATAATTAAAGTTTAATGTTATGCAAACACTCTGACACAAGCTTGGAAACACTTTGCAATGTTTCTTTTTGCATTTTGATTTTAGCATCCTTTTCTTCAAGGTTGCCGGAGTTGTCATCCTCCTTTCAAATATTATTATTTGAAATTAAATCCTTTATTTCTGAAAGCAATGCTTTTGCCTCTTTCAATAATTGTTTTACATCCTCAACATTACCTTCTTCATTTTCATTATTATCATTTTCTTCATTATTTGCAACATTTTCTTCTTCTCATGTTGCAATTTCCTCATTTTCTGCTCATGTTTCATTTTCATTTGCATTTTCTTCCGTTTCTTGCTCATTAACTTCCTCTTTTATCAATAATCCTTTTGCAATTAAATCATCAACAACTTCTTTTCCTAAACTTAATGCATTTGGATTACAAGGAACCGGAACAAATGAAACCTCCAATAATTCCGCTCTTGTTATTATATTTGGTTGGCTTTGATCTCTTTCCAATGGAATAAATCAAACTGAAACGGTTTTAATAAATCATCCATCATACAATTTTCTTACATCTTGCGCAAGATCTGTTGTTGCAAATACTCATTCAACAACAAGTTTATAATCTTCCGTATAAACATTTGTTGCCTTTCAAATTATGTTTTCTACTTTATACATATGATTGGCAATAATTACCGGATTTTTCATGAAATTATCAAGTTCCCATCATGAAACTTTTATAACTTCTCCGGCTCTATCAACTGTTTCATCACTTGCAACAACTTTAAAGGATCCATTTTCTCATAATTCCTTTATATCAAATTTTGCAATTTTGCTTGAAAGTTCTTTTGCAAGTTGTTCTGTTAATTCAAACATTTCAAATATTTATAAAATAAAACTAATAACTTGACTTTGTATTTAATAAAGTTGCTGTTATCATTTTGCTATCTGCCATTGAATACAATCCTCTTATAGTTATTGATTGCCTCAATAATGCATCATTATCTTGCGTTTTTGCAAATTCTGTCATTATTACACTTGCAAGATCTATTGTTAATGAAACTCCATTAACATCATCTTCAATTTCAATTCTTAAAGCTTTCTTTGCTCCATCCATATATAATTGATGATATGTTTCATCATCCCATAATAATTCAAGAGTTCCTTCAACTCAAAATTGTGTATTGCAAAAATCAATAGGAATTACACTTCATAAAACATCAACATCTTCAAGATTTTTATTTATTGTTAATGTTGCACTTGATGCATTTACTGCTGTTGCGCTGTCAAGTCATGTTAAATCATCTGCAAGATAAACTTTAACATGTTTTCATAATAATGCAATATCTTCTGAATATGAAGGAGTTAATGTTGCATCTGTTCCTTTTTTACTTTTGAAACTTGCTGTTGCTTTTACAAAATCCCCAACGCTTGCATTTAATTCTAAACTATCAATCATTGCATTTGCAAATTGTTTATCTTGCGTATCATCTGCAAGCCCAATTGTTAATGATTGATGTTGATTTGTTTCCGCAACTTCAAAAGCATGTGAATATTTTGTTCCGCTTGCTGTTGTTGTTATTCAACCAAAAACATTTAATAAAATATATCAAATTGAATTGGCATAAACATTACAATCAAAATTTCCTTCCGCTCGTTGTTTAACAACATGCCCATCAAAACTATCTTCAATAACTCAAATTGAACTTTCATCAATAACTTTCTCGGATTTTTCCTCAAAATCAAGTGATGCCTTTGGAACATAAATTGATGGTGCAACTGCTGTTCCTCTTGTTGTTTCTTTACCAAATCAAACATTTATTTTTCTTCCAATATATTTTGACATGATCATAAAATAAAAAACTAAAAACAATTATCTTTTATCAAGAAATTTTACTTTTTCAAGCGGTTTTCTTTACTTTGTGTCATTTTGTCGTTTTTTATTATTGCTCCCATTTTCTTTTGCAACCTTTGAAAACTCCTATTGCTATCAATATAAAGCTTTTGCATAAGTTGTTTTTTTGAATACTTCTTTTGATATAAAAATATTAAATATGCTTTTTCTTTTAATTTCAATTTATCAAATGTTTCTTGTTTTATAAAAGGTGGCGCAATTTGTTTCATGGATCTATTTTTATTTAATAAAACATTGGCTCTTGCCTTTCTACTAATTCAAAATAAACACGCATTGAAATGGCATCCGCAAAATCCGGACTTCTTCATATTATCTTTTTTATTTCTTCCTTTGGAATAACTTGCAATGGTCAATCTTTATCAATATTCCATGCTTGCATTACATCCAATTCTTCAAGGATCCTTGTTTTTATTCCATCATCCGCACAATTTATTGTTAAATCTGCATTCTTTATATGCTTTGCAAGTAAAAAGAAACATTGGCTCCTTAAATTTCTATATGTTTTATTTAAAACTTCTTTTTCCTGTTCTGTTGCATCTTTACTTTCAATTGGCTTGCTTGCTCATTGGAATATTTCACAACCCAATCAAGATAAACCCCATCAAAGTCAAGATCCATCATAAATCATATTTTTTAATTTTACATTATATTCAATTTGTTTCATTAACATTAAATTCTTTACACTTTCCGGCGTTGATTTTTCCTCAATAACATAATCAATAATTTTCCATCAATCAAATATTAAAATTATTGTATCATCCTTTCCTGCCCCTGCAATATCTGCAACAATATATTTTTCCCCTGCTGTTCATGGATTTGTGAAAATGCTTTGCAAATCCCTATATGAATAAATTTTGTTTTCATCATCATCATATTCCCAATTCCCATAATAAAGCCTTTGTTTCATCGGTCAATCAGGCATCAATGCAAGTTTTTCCAAATACCCCTCCGGAGAATATGGATTATCTTTTGCAAGGACTTGAATAAACTTTTTATGGCTTTCAATTGTTCAATTCTTTTGCGGTTTATAAAATGAATGATAAACCCAATTTTTTCAAGGATTGCATGAAAGCAATAACATTGGCTTTAATCAATATTCATCATTTTTCCGCCTTCCAATTCTACTTGAAAAAACTTGATATGCTTTTTCTGTTATTTGAACTGCCTCATCAATAAAACCTCATGTTAATTCCAATGAACCCAAATCATCAAAATCCGGATCCATTGAAGGATAATATTTTAAATCAAGCATCAATATTTCCGAACCATTCCAAAATTTGACGGTGTTTGGTGTTTGTGGATCATTACTTCAAGTTATTTTAAATTCCTTTCATTCTGTAAATCAAAAATAGTTTTTTAATATTGATGTTAATGTTTTTAATGTTGTTGATTTTAATGTTTTCATTTTACTCCTTCCCAATCCCCATCTTGTTCAAGGATAATTTAATGCCATAACAACAACCCATGTTGATCCTGTAAATGTTTTTGATCATCAAGCCCCTCATCAAATCAATAATTCAAAAATTCCGTTATCTTGTTTTGTTAATGTTTTCCGGATTTTACTTTGCTTTGGAAACAATTTTATATCTTTTGCCATTTCCTTTTGCTTTTGATATAAATTGCAACTTCTTCTTCATTTGCAAGATTTATATTTTTTTTGCAACATTCATTTATTATTGATTGCCTTTTAATTCAAAATAAAGCAACTAATAAATCCAAATAATGCCTTTTTTTCTTTTTTGGCTGTTCCTTCATTTTGCAAAAATATTATTAAAGCTCGCTATTTGAATAATGTTTTTATATTTTTTATAAACAAAAAAGCAACCAATAATGGTTGCCTTCTTGCTTTTATAATTTATACCATTTCCATGAAAAACACATCTTTAATATAATTTAATTCTCATCATTTTCAATATCATCTGAACAAATAATATTAACAAGAGGTCATGATGCTTGAATTTCCGTTTTTCATTCATTCTTTGCAATTGTTGTTGGTTCTCATAATTCCGTTTTTAACATTCTCCGGATCTTTTCCAATTCCTTCATGTTCATGTTTCACAATTCCTCCGGTTTCATATCAATAAAGAATTTTAATTTCTTCCTTAATAATCCAATTGTTGCAAGTTTACTTTCAAGAAGTTGTTCTATTGGAACTTCATATTTTTTCAACATTTCCTTCCTTTGCTTTTCTTTGTATTCTTCAAATAGCTTTTCCTTATGCGCTTTTTTTTCTTGCCCTCGCCCCTTTGCCATTTTCGCAAATCTTGAATTATAATGCAAGCCTTTTGCAATGCAAAATCACTTTATTTCATCAATTTCACTATCAAAATATTCTTTTTTTAATGCATCATAATCATATTTTGTTTGTTGCATTTTTACTTCATCCAAATAATTAAAATAATAATTAACAAAAGAAACAATCAAAATAAAATATCAATTTCCCCTTTAACAAGTTTTAATACCGCTCCAATCATTAAACCCATAATAAACAAGAATAATAATATTTTTAATAATAATTTCATGATCATAAATTTATTTTTTAAATTGGAGAGGATGGATCATATTGCAATGTCATCTCTTGCATGGAATTGCAAGCGTTTTACTAATTAAACTACATCCCCATAATGCAAGGAGTTATTCCTTGCGGTGCCTTTCTTCTCTTGTTATTTTCTTCCCTTTATACATTCAAGCATTATATTTATCAATTTCACTATATGGAATTATTTGATAGTTTATTTTTAAATCCGGTTTTAATAACTTTATATAACGCAACATGAAACCATCAAGCCTTTCCATATTTCTAAATTTATCCATTTCATTTGGTCTATGTGCGGAGAAACTTACTTGACTATAAACTTTTCAATTTTCATCAATTCTCATTCCTTTATTTGAATTTATTTGTGTTAATTCAAATCAACTTGCCCTATATATTGTTCCATCTCAACATTGGCAACCATCCGCAAATGAAACGATCCATTTTATATGCGGTGCATTCTTTTTAATCAATTTTATTGTTATTGCAATACAACGGCTTTCACTATTTCTTGGCATTACTTCATCAAATGCCATTCTGTTTAATTCAATAAATTCATTCCATTCTGTTCATTCAACCAAACCAATCAATTTGCTTTTATCTGTTGATGGTCAATAACTTAAAACTCAATGCAACCCCCCCCATAAAAACATCCAAAATGCAATTGACTATTAGGAACAACCTTTCATGAATAATGATTTTTT